AGAAAGTGTTTTGCCAGACGCTATCAACATTACTCCATCTGTAAAAAACGACTTGTCTTCATTTGTAGAAACAGCTTTAGCAGAATTAAACAAAGACTCCTGCTTGGTAAGTTCACTGCGAGCTTGATTAATAGTTTGTTTCCACTCGCTAACAGTAAAGTTTTTTGGTATCTTTTTTTCTATATTCTGAATCATCTGATTAGCCGCAACAAATCCATCGCGATCAGCCATATCACTTGCTGCTGTTGTTAACTGAACAGTGTCATACTGTCTTTCAAGTCCAGAAATAGCTTTCTCAACATCAAAATCAGAATCCATTCGGCCAACTGCTTGAATGGCCATTATTGATTTATCAAATTCGTTTCTTGCGCCAATTAAATCACCGCCAACAATAAGTCTTTCAGCTTCTTCAAAAGCAGATAGGCTTTCGTTAGCAATAACAGCAATATTGTCATTATTAGTTTTTATATCATAAGCATTTTTAATTTGAATTTGCGCGCCAAGAGACATACGGGAAATATCTTCATCTGCCTGAGCTTTCAATACAGGGTCTGTAATTGCAGACAAGGTTGCTTTCCTATAAGTTTCTATAGCACTAGCATGACCTTCAGGGTCGTCTTTGTATTTTAAACCTGCGTCAGCAATGGCAATGCGATTATCTCTATTAAGCTCAGCAACATAAACGGCTTTAGCGTTTCTTTCTAGCTCGGCGGTCTTTTGCTCAGCAGCAGCATTATACTCAGAGGCAGAAAAACCAAATGTTTTCTTTTTAACTTCAGTGCCATCTTTAAATGCTTCTTCTGCGGCTTGTGCGCCCTTCTCAGAGCCTTTAGCCTTAAGTATAGGTTTAGCTATAGCTATACCCACATCGGCCACAGTTTGCCCTAGACCGGCTAATGCTCGCATCTTATCTGTTGCACCACTATCTATGCCAGTAGGTTGAATACCCGACCCATAGACACCAATTCTTTGTTGTTTAGCCATTATTGTTTCCTGTTATAAATCTGAATAACCGCCAGCTACTTGAGAAGCGCCTTGAAGCAGTGTTCCTGCTGCTGCCATCTTTGATGCTGATCGAGCATTTCTGCCTGCACGTACCATCTGTGCCTGCTTGAGTCTGCTGGATAGCTTCATTGAGCCTTCACTTAGACTAATGTTTTCAGCATTCTCTAAGGCAATACTAGCAGGTGTACCTTCCGCTTTAATGCCACTAGCAGCTAACCCTACAGCATTGGCAGCAAGAGCCTTATTTAGCTTCTGTTGGCGCTGTAACTCTGCACCCTCAGCGGCTATACGCTCTTCCTCAGCTCGTTGTTTCATGTCTGCTTCTTGTTGCTTGCCTGCCGATAATTGAGCGCTTACACTTACAGCCGTACCAACCCCCGCTATTACTAATGCCGTTATTGCAAATGTCATTTAAATAACCTCTTGCTCTACTAGAGCTGCTTCTATTTTATCAATATCTGTTAAGTGTGTAGGATGATATGTAATCCAAGTACACCCTGTTTCGCTATATATAACACGCTTAGTTCCTGGCACTGTCTCACCCAAGTACGGAGCTACAATCTTTTCTCTTTCGTAAACACTGGATACTTCACACTCACCAGATACCACGCTAAACAGGTGCTTACTTTTATGCAAAGCTCCTACAACAATACAACCCGCAGGCATTACCATCTCTCTTGCATACATTCCGTCAGAGAAGTGATGCCTTGTTACTACGGGCGCTTGTGGAAAATCCTTCATTATTTCTTGTAACTGGTAAATACTATCTTGGGTTACAACATCATTCACGAAGACTCGACCTCATACTGGATAGACTGTAAGTGAAATGGCGTACCATCTGGCACTGTAATCTCTGGAACTACATTTGTATCCCAGCCTTGACCACCTCTGTTATCTTCTATAATACCAGTTTTTGGAACAAATGACGTATCTAAAGGAGAGTAAGGAGTTTCTCCAAATTGCCTAATAGGCACTGGATTGCCGTCAATATAAATGCCAGCACTCTCATACACGCGCAGATTCATGTTAGTGATCTTCTTACGCTTCATTACATTCTGTCCACCACGAGTTCCAGGATTAGTATTAAGAGGCATAGTTTTAACCTTAACGGGGAAGTTAAGGCCAATCTCTAAAGCTCTTGAAGTAAATCCAACAAGTTCTGCGGCAGTAATTGTTACACCGTAATTAGCCCCGCTAAGTGTAACTGCTCTGTCAGGCAACACATTACCATCTGCAAGAACACTTACAGTAAATCCAGATAATCTTGCTCCACTAGCAATAGGAACAAACACATTTGCGTTTGGACTTGCGGCTGTAACCGTAACTTTGTAGCTAGACTCGAAAAGGTAATCAAAGTCCCAAATCTCAATATCTCTTACAACGCCACTCAAAAAAGTTCTTTTTACAACTACATAAAGTTCATCGCCAACAACAGAGCAAGATTCCAGTTGATTCTTTCTTATGGAGCTAGGATCGCTATATGGAGTCCATCGAGTAAAACCATTAATATCTTGATTACGCATTGTGTTAAGAACAGCAGCAGTGCCATCTTGATTAATAATAAATACCCAGTTAGCATCTTCTGTTGTGCTTCCCGATAATATAGCCATATCAAGAGGGTTATTAATTAATTGAGAAGATAAAACCGAAATGTCAGTAGATGTATAAGCGTCTTCATTAAAGTTAAAAACGTACTGTCTAAGTGTGTTGCCGTTCTTGTCAACAAACAAGGTTGCACCATCAACAGATTTTGCTTCTAAGTTAAATGACCCATGTTGAGTTTGCGCTACTACATCAATAGTAGAGGGCGTTAATCCTTTAACTAAGAACTCTGATCCAGCACAAAAGACCTGAATACCCCTATCTGGGTTAATATCTATAATGTCGGTAAGGCCGCGAGAGTCAATAGTAATAAAGATACCCTCATCGTCTTCACCTTTTTCTGAAAAGAAATTAAAGAAATCACCAGATCGACTAGCAAATAAACTTTGACCTTTTAACTTTGTACCGCCTAACCACAATCGACCATCAGAAAAAACACCCTGTTTAGGATAACCTCTAGTGCCAGTTCCATCTGACCACACAGGCTCAGACCTAGTTACTCCAGCCGTAGTTTCACTAACAGTTATTGCAGCTTGTCCATTAGCGTTTGCGCTCGTAGGAAAACCAGCCAGCAACTCAATAGGTCGAGCCGAATCTCCTTCAAATGTAATGGTAAAAACTTCATTGCTTGCACGAACAACACTTATGCCAGTGTTAGGAAAGTTAGGCATCTCTTGCAAGTTTTTTTGCAAGTTAAAAGCCGTAGCGTCAGCAGACTTCGTAGAACTGTTTTCTCCACCATTGTAAGTAATATTTTTACTTAATACGCCTTCAACATCTATCTGATATTGATTGCCAGGTTGAAAATGTGCAAAGGTTATAACTTGAACTGCCGCTACTGGGGTTGGGCTTGAACTGTCATTAAAGTCAAACAAGGGAACGTCAACAAAAGGAACCTGATCAGAAACAAAAGACTGTGTTGGAGCCGTAGCGTAAATAGCTTCATCAAATATAATTCTTCTAGTTGGCTGATCTTTGTGAAACATTAACATTACATTTTCAGTCTGGGCATCCTTAACGTCAGGCACTTGCGCGGAGGTATAAGGCACAGGTATGTCAGCAACATAAACTGTTTCAGTACTGCCAGCATGGGGCGCACGATAAAATCTTGCATTGTTTTCTGTCAATACAACTAAGAAATTAAAGTCTGCTGAGTATTCCCAATCAAAAGTTTTAAGCCTGCTTGAATCAGCATATGCGGATGGTTCAGCAGAAAAATTCCACTCGCCTAAACGAACACGAAAGTTTTGGCCTTCTGCGGCAGCCATATCGCAAACTAAACGCCACTCTCTTTTACTTGATAAGGCAATATTGCTTATGTCATACTTTTCGCTAACCTCACCACCAAAATCGCTGGTAATTGGAATTACTGCGTAATTAACATAATTGGAGCCAACTTTATATTGCAATGTTAAATTTTTATTTTTAATGTAAGCGCCAGCAGTACCCTCTCTTATTAGACTGGCGTTATCTATTGTTACAAATTGTGCATTATAGCTTGCGCCTAAATCATAGCTGGCCACTACAAATCCAGAACTACCGCCTAAATTAACGTTTGTTGTAAAGTATGTATTAGCATTGCCGTCATTTAGTAATGCAACGTCAGCACCAGCACCTGAAGAGCCTGATGTAGGATTGACAGCAGTTTGACGAGTATTACCTTTAAGAGCAGTATCTACAAACTTGAGTCCAGGCCTGCGTTTAATTCCACCTTGAGGAACAATAACAACTCCCTCGGCTTGCTCTGCGCCCTTATAATATTGCTCAAGGTCTGTACGCCCTTTAAGTAATGGTGACAACTCACCACTTGCAAAGCTGGTTTGTTGAAATTGTGACTTAGGCATTAGAACCTCACGTTAATAAATGGACGATCCTGAATAGGTGTTTGGGGGTGCTGCTGTGAATCAGTGAAGCGAGCCATACGACTAGCATTCAAATACTGGTTAGCTAGTAACTGCATAGCCGAGGCACTATCACGAATAGAAGGAGCAAAGTCCATAGCTAAGGCATACTCAATCATTTTAGAAAAGTATACTGGCCATCCGCTTTCTGCAACATTAGCAATATAATCGCAATAAAGATTACCGCTGTAATTGCAGTAAACTTTGTCACCAAGAATTTGATAGTTAATACTAGGATCTAGCTTAATAAGGGTAAGCATATCAGAAGGAAGTTGATACACCGATTGCCATTCTGTACCAATAGGAGTGGTAGAGGTTAATGACAGTTGAGCCTGCTTTCGAGCAAAGCCCCAACGGAATTTGGATAGTTCGTTCTGCACAATATTGTCATACAGAGCATTGGCCACAGTCTGACTACGAGTGTTGCCTGATAAAGATGTTATAGGCAGATCGCCAATTAGAATGAGAGCATTAGAAATTAGCTGTATCTTAGAAGCCATAATAAACCTTTATTTGTAAA